GGGTTCAGACGTCCCCGACCGTGACGCAACGTGACGGCGGGTGTGGCCGCGAAACGTGGCAAGGAGATGATCCGCATGTCCCGTGGGGGTGCGCGTAACCGGTCCGGGCCTCAGCCGGATGAGAACTCGCTGAAGTCGGCCAAGACGGGCTACTCGCTGACGGCGTTGCCGTCGGAGGGCTACCAGGGTGAGATCCCTGACTTCCCGCTGCCGGCCCCCGCCGTTCGTGAGCTGGAGGTGTGGGCGCAGGCGTGGCGCACGCCGCAGGCTGCGGCCTGGTCGATGCAGGGGTGGCGGCACCGCACGGTGGCGTTGTGGGTGCGCTGGTCGGTGCGGATGGAGGACCCGGAGGCTGGGGCGGCGCTGGGCAACGTGGTGGTGCGGCTGGCCGACCAGATCGGCATGACGCCGGCCGGCTTGAAGGAGAACGGCTGGAAGATCGCCACGGATCAGGTGGCCGCGAAGCGCGCCGACAAGCAGGCCGACACCGCTCCGTCGGCGCCGTCCGCTCGGGACCGGTTGAAGGCGATCTCCGGTGGCGGGGCGTAGCCCACAACCTCTGGCGGTCGCGCTCGACTGGATTCCCCGGCACTGCGTCATCCCTGACGGCTTCCGCCGCGGCCGGCCGTTCGCCCTGTACGACTTCCAGTTCACCTACCTGGCGAACTTCTACCTGGTGCGCGGCAGTGCCCGCTGGCAGCCCGACGATCCGATCCTGGGGCCAGCGTTCGTATACCGGCGTGGCCTGCTGGTGGATCCGCAGAAGAAGGGCAAGGGCCCGCTGTCGGCGGCGCACATCTGCCTCGAGGGAGCCGGCCCGGCACTGTTCGCCGGATGGGCTGGGGCCGACGACGGGTACGTCTGCGCTGAGCACGGCTGCGGTTGCGGCTGGGAGTACCCGTACGAGCCGGGTGAGCCGATGGGCATGCCGTGGCCGACGCCGCTGATCCAGATCACCGCGCTGTCGGAGGAGCAGACCGACAACATCTACGGCGCGCTGCGGCCGATGATTGACCTGGGGCCGCTTGCGGACCTGATCCCGAAGACGGGCGAGGAGTTCATCCGCCTGCCTGGTGGCGGCCGGATCGACACGGTCACCTCGTCGGCGCAGTCGCGGCTGGGGCAGCGGGTGACGTTCGTGCCGCAGGACGAGGTGGGGCTGTGGACGAAGGCGAACCGGATGCTGCACGTCGCCGACACCCAGTACCGCGGCCTGGCCGGCATGGGCGGCCGGGCCAGCCTGACGACGAACGCGTGGGACCCGGCGGAGCAGTCCGTGGCGCAGTTGCAGTTCGAGTCGCAGGCGCAGGACATCTACCGGCAGTTCCGGCAGCCACCGAGCAACCTGTCGTACCGCAACAAGCAGGAGCGGCGCCGCATCCACCGGTACGTGTACGGGGAGGCGTTGAAGGAGAACGGCGGGCACGTCGACCTCGACAGCATCGAGGCTGAGGCGGCGGACATGCTGGAGCGGGATCCGGCGCAGGCTGAGCGGTTCTTCGGCAACAAGTTGGTCTACGGGCAGGGCTCGTGGCTGCGTGAGGGCCTGTGGGAGTCGCTGGCGGTGCCGGCATGAGCCGCCAGCAGGTGTGCCTCGGGTTCGACGGTTCGCTGAACAACGACTGGACCGGCATCCGGGCGGAGACGCTCGACGGGTTCCAGTTCACGCCCCGCTACGGCCCGGACCGGCGCCCGACGGTGTGGGATCCGGCGCAGTGGGGCGGCGAGATTCCCCGCGGCGAGGTCCGTGCCGCCGTCGACGAGCTGTTCACCACGCTGGACGTGGAGCGGTCGTACTGGGACCCGGAGGACTGGGAGTCCGACATCGACGAGTTCGCTCTGCGGTTCGGGGAGAAGCGGGTCATCCAGTGGCGCACGAACCGGGTGACGCAGATGTACGAGGCGATCCGCCGCATGGAGACGGACCTGATCACCGGTGCGATCACGCATGACGGCTGCGAGATCACGAAGGTGCATGTGGCGAACGCACGGAAGGTCGCGAAGCCGGGCCAGAAGTACGTGCTGGGCAAGCCGAACGAGCATCAGAAGATCGATATGGCGATGGCGTCGATCCTCGCCCACGAAGCCGCCGCCGACGCCCGAGTGGCCGGCTGGGGCAAGCCCGTTGACCGCAGGGTGGTCGTGTTCCGATGAGAGGTGGTGGCCGTGGCACTGTCCGCTGACGAGTCCGCCGCGGTCACCCGCCTGGAGCAGAAGCTGATGGACGCCGAGCCGGCGCTGCGGGCGGCTCACGCCTACTACGAGGGTGAGCAGCGGCTACGGCAGCTCGGCTTGGCGGTGCCGCCGTCGTTGCAGCAGTTCCTGACCGTCGTGAACTGGCCGAGGATGGCCGCCGACGGGGTGGAGGAGCGCCTCGACATCGAGGGCTTCCGCTTTCCGGGCGTGGACGAGGCCGACGACGAGCTGTGGCGGGTCTGGCAGGACAACAACCTCGACGAGGAGTCGCAGCTTGCCCACCTCGACGCCCTGATTTACAGCCGCTCGTACATCTGCGTCGGCGCGAACGAGGATGACGAGGGCACGCCGCTGGTGACGGTGGAGTCGCCGTTCGAGCTGGTGCACGAGATGGATGCCCGGCGGCGGGCGGTGGCCGGGGCGCTTCGGCTGTACGACGTGCAGAACGGTCGCGCCCAGCGGGGCACCCTCTACCTCCCGGACGCCACCGTTTGGCTGTCCTGGAGCGGCTCGGCGGGCCGCTGGGTGGACGTGGACCGCGACGACCACCGGATGGGCGTCGTGCCGGTCGTGCCGGTGGTGAACCGGGCCCGGGCGTCGAACCGGGGCGGGGTGTCGGAGATGAAGGACGTCATCCCGCTGACCGACGCCGCGGCCCGTTCGCTGACGAATCTTCAGCTCGCGCAGGAGACGCACAGCGTGCCGCAGCGGTTTGTGCTCGGCGCGAGTGCCGGTGACTTCGTGGACCAGCACGGGCAGCCGCTGACGAAGTGGGAGGCGTACTTCTCGTCGGTGTGGACCCTCGCGAACGATGCCGCGAAGGTGGGGCAGCTGCCGTCGGCGGATCTGAAGAACCTGACGGAGACGATCGACCACTACGCCCGGCTGGCCAGTGGGGTGTCGGCCCTGCCGCCGAACTACTTCGGCTTGGCTGCCGACGACGCCGCCTCGGCGGATGCGATCCGGTCGCGGGAGGCGCGGCTGGTGAAGCGCTGTGAGCGGAAGCAGACCGCCTGGTCGGGCGCGTGGGAGCAGGCGATGCGGCTGGTGCTGTACGTCGCGACCGGCGAGGAGAGCGCCGAGGCCCGCCGTTTGCAGACGTTGTGGCGGGATCCGGCGACGCCGACGAGGGCGCAGCAGGCCGACGCGGTGGTGAAGCTGGCGCAGGCGGGGATCCTGCCGCGTGAGGGCGCGTGGGACGACCTGAAGTACTCCCCGGCCAGGCAGGAGCGGTTGCGGGAGCAGTTCCGCCGGCAGGATGAGCTGGACCCGGTCGGGGTGCTGACTCGGGCGGCCGGCCAGGGCGTCTGATCCGGTGGGCGCCCTGGACGTGGCCGCCCGGCACGCCCGGCGGCAGGTCGCTCTGGCCCGCCGGGCCGCCCTCGAGGTGGCGCGGCTGTGGGCGCGGGTGGACCGGCAGCAGATCGGCCTGTCGTGGGCTGCGTCCGTGCCGGCGGCGGTGCAGGTGCTCGGGTCGGCGCAGGCCATCGCGGCGGCGTCGTCGGGCGTCTACCTGGACGATTTGCTCGCCGCGTATGGCATGGAGTCCGCGCCGGAGGGTCGGGTGGTCGCGGAGGCGTTTGCCGGGGTCGCGTCGGACGGCCGGGACCTGCCCGGCCTGCTCTATCAGCCGGCGGTCACGGCGCTGACCGCGCTGAAGGGTGGCGCCAGCGAGGCGAGGGCGATGGCGGCGGGCCGCTTCACCGCCGACATGATCGTCCGGTCGCAGGTCGCCGACGCCGGTCGGGTGGCTGACGGGGTGGCGTTGACGGTGCGTCCCCAGCTCACCGGCTACGTACGGATGGTGGTTGGCGGCGCGTGCGACCGCTGCCTGATCCTGGCGGGCCGGGTCTACCGGTGGAACGCCGGGTTCCAGCGGCACCCTCGGTGCGACTGCCGGCACATCCCGGCCCCGGAGGACGTGGCCGGGGACCTGCGCACCGACCCGAAGGCGGCGTTCGAGGCGATGCCGGCCGCCGAGCAGGAGCGGGTGTTCGGCCGGGCCGGAGCCGAGGCGATCCGGGACGGCGCCGACATGGCTCGGGTGGTGAACGCACGCCGCGGCATGCAGGTCGTCGGCAAGCGCAAGTTCACCACGGAGGCGGCCGGTCGTCGGCCGCGGTTGATGCCGGAGCAGATCTACGCCGACGCCCGGGGCCGCGACGACGCGATCCGGCTGCTGCGGCTGCACGGCTACATCACCTGACGTTCCGCCCCGCAACGGGGCGGCTACCCGAAACGGGAGTGCACCACATGTCCGAGAGCAGCACCGTGACCGAACCCACCACCACCGAGGCGCCGGAGGCGACCGAAACGGTCGACTGGCAGGCCGAGGCCGAGAAGTGGAAGGGCCTGTCGCGCAAGCAGGAGGAGCGGGCCAAGGCCAACGCCACCGCCGCGCAGGAGCTGAAGAAGCTCCAGGCAGAGCGGATGACGGAGGCCGAGAAGATCGCCGCCGAGGCGGAACAGCGAGGCCGCAGTGCCGCGCTCGCCGAGGTCGGCCAGCGGCTGGTGCGCGCGGAGTTCGCCGCACGGTCGGCCGGCCGGATCGGCGCCGACGTCCTCGACGACCTGAACCTCGCGAAGTTCCTCACCGAAGACGGTGACGTGGACACGACGGCGATCGACAAGGCGGTCGCCCGGCTGGCCCCGGCGCCGGTTGAGGAGGCGACGCGCAGGCCTGGGCCGCGTCCCGACCTGTCACAGGGTTCGGGGGCGAACGACCACATGGCGCTCAACGGCGATCCGCTGCTGGACAGCCTCAAGCAGAAGCTCGGCATCGCATGATGCCCTCCCGATAGGAGCCAACCGTGGCGATCACCGCCGCAACCAAGACGTCGGACTTCTCCGGCTTCCTCAACCGCACGCAGGCGCAGCCGATTTTCGAGCGTGCCGCCCGCATGTCCGTTGCCCAGCGCCTCGCCCGCGAGGTCCCGCTCGGCGGCAACGGCGTGTCCATCCCCGTCGTCACCGGCCGGCTCACCGCCGGGTGGGTTGCGGAAGGCGGCCAGAAGCCCGCCTCGAACGGGGCACTGGGCCTCAAGACGATGGATCCGAAGAAGATCTCGGTCATCGCCGTGGTCTCCGCCGAGGTCGTTCGGGCCAACCCGGGCAACTACATGAGTCTGATCCGCGAGCAGGTCGCCGAAGCGTTCGCGGTCGGATTCGACAACGCGGCCTTCCACGACAGCGGCCCGGACGGCACAGCCGGCGGCGGCCCGTTCACTACCTACATCGACCAGACCGCCAAGTCGGTCGAGGTCGGCACCACCACCCAGGCGAACGGCGGCATCCACGGCGACCTGGTTGCGGGTCTGAAGCTGCTCGTCGACGACAGGAAGAAGCTCACCGGGTTCGCGCTCGATGACACGATGGAGCCGCTGATCCTCGGCGCGACCGACACCAGCGGCCGGCCGCTGTACGTCGATCTGCCCACCGACGAGACGTCTGCGGCGGTCGCCCGTCCGGGCCGGTTGCTGTCCCGTCCGTCGTTCATGGGTGAGGGCGTCGGCACGACCGACGCGGCGAAGATCCTCGGCTACGGCGGTGACTGGACGCAGGCAGCGTGGGGTGTCGTCGGTGGCATCTCCTACGACGTGTCGACCGAGGCCACGGTCACCATCAACGGCGCGCTGGTCTCCCTCTGGGAGAACAACCTCGTCGCGGTCCGCGCCGAGGCGGAGTACGGGTGGCTGGTCAACGACACGGCTGCCTTCGTCAAGTACGTCAACGTGACCCCGTAAGGAGATCGGGCTGATGGCTGAGCAGAAGACGCAGGCCCCGACGGGTGGCCTGAAGGGCGCGCCGCAGCGGGAGCTGCGGGAGGTCGCCCCGGTGGACCAGGGCAAGGCGGTACGGCTGACGGCAGCGGCTGGGACGGTCGTCACCGTGCCGGAGCACATGGCCGAAGGGCTGAAGGCGTCGGGCTACAAGGGCGGCACGACGACCGCCAGCAAGTCGCCGAGCAAGTCCTGACGATGGAGGGGTGGTGAGGTCCGGTGGCGGACCAACTGGCGTCGCTGGCGGACCTCGCCGCCCTGCTCCACGTCGAGGTGGACGACCTGCACGCGCCGGCGGCGACGCTGCTCATCGAGTGCGCCACTGCGGTGGTGCAGGAGACCGCCGGGCAGCGGATCGTGCGGGCCACGTCCACGGTGACGTTGGAGCCGTCCCCGGGCCGCTGGCTGTGGCTGCCGCAGTTGCCGGTGGTGTCGGTGGCGTCCGTGACGCTTGACGGCACGGTGCTGGCGGCGGGTGAGGGCTACAGCGTGCGGGGGTATCGGCTGTGGCGGTCGGCGGGCTGGCAGGCGGTCGGGTCGTGGGAGACGGCGGGCAGCGTCGCGCCGTCTGAGGTGGTTGTGGAGTACACCCACGGCTACGAGGCGGGGGCGCAGGAGTTGCAGCGGGCCCGGCAGGCGGTGGTGGCTCTGGCGGGCGCGGTGTACGCCAACCCGAAGGGCACGGTGCGGGAGCAGATCGACGACTATGCGGTGGCGTACGAGGCGATGTCGGCGCGCATGGAAGCGGCCCCGTACCTGCGGGACGGGTTGCGCCGCTACTACGGCCGGTCGGCGGGCCTGATCACGTTGGGGGGCTGACGTGTCGGCGGACATCCTGCTCGCGTCCGGGCGCCGCGCGATCGAGCGTCTGATGGTCGATGAGTGCGTCATCGAGGCGGTGACGGGCTCGACGACGGACCTGGAGACGGGTGAGGTCGTCGACACCGTGGAGCAGGTGTACGCGGGCCGGTGTCGGGTGCAGCAGGCGGCGCCGTCGGCGTCGGATCAGCGGGTGGGCGAGGCCGACCTGCTGATGCTGACGCGGGTGCTCCAGTTGCCGGTGCTCGCTTCGGCGGGTGTGCGGGCTGGCCAGCGGGTGCGGATCACGGCGTGCGTGCATGACCCGGATCTGGTGGGCCGCCGGTTCACGGTGCGGGCCGAGTTCGCCAAGAGCCATGCGACCTCGAGGCGGGTCGGTATCGAGGAGGCGACCTCGTGAAGATCGACGTGTCGGCATCCGGCCTCAACGACCTGGTGGCGCATCTCGACGAGGTGCCGGACAACGCCCACGGCAACATCCTCAAGGCGGTGCGATTCACGGCGTTCGGCATCAAGAAGTCGGCTGCCGGGTTCGCCGGCGGCATCGCCCACGCACCCGACTATCCGAGGGCGATCACCTACGACACCACCGACCGCGGCGTCGGCGACGGCGTCTCGGCGGAGATCGGCCCGGACAAGGACCGCAGGCAGGGCGCGCTGGGCAACATCCTGGAGTACGGCACGGTGAACAATCCGCCGTACGCGCATCTGGGCCCGGCACTGGACCGGTGGTCGCCGGACTTCGTGGAGGGCCTGGAGAAGGCCGCTGCGGACGCGCTGGAGGGGTCGTGAGCGACGATCCGCACGCAGTCGCGTTCCTGTCCCTACTGCGGGCCGTCCCCAACCTGCGGGTGTTCCCGACGCCGGATGGCCTGTACCCGGACGCCCAGACGGCTCTGCCGTACGTGGTGGCGTGGGTGAGTGTCCGCTACGACCTGGGTCCGACCATCGACATGCTGTCGAGCCGCGGGGTGGCGACCGGGACCATCCATTCGGTCGGCGCGAACGACACCGCCGCGCGGGTGGTCGCCGGTCGGGTGCGGGGGGCGCTGCTCGACGTTGTCCCCACCATGACGGGCCGGCGAGCGTTCCCGATCCGGCACGACGATGGGCCGCCGGCCCGCGTAGACGAGTCCACCGGCCGACGGGTCGTCGACCAGGTGGATCTGTACCGACTGGAATCCCTGCCGGGCTGATCCGGCACCACACCTGAGGAGGAGTCGTGCCGGACCTGGTGCGTATCCGCGACAAGAGCACGAACACCGAGTACAGCGTCGGCGCGCGCCGGGCGGCCCAGCTCGCCGAGCGTGGCGGTGTCGAGATCGTGAAGGACGGCGCCGCGACGGACCGGCTGGGCCGCGCCCTGCCGGCCGGCGAGACCACGAAGACCAAGACCGCGACGAACCGTCAGGAGCAGACCCGATGACGTCCCCGCTGCCCACCTCGGTGCCGTCGGACGGCACCCTCCGCATCGACTTCGTGCCGACCATCGCCGACCGCACCGCCCCCACCGTGGCGGAGCTGTCCGCGGTCGGCGCCCAGGAGCTGGCCGGCTACGTCACCGGCGACGGGTTCGCGCCGAGCGGCGAGCAGGCCACCGTCACCGACGAGCGGATCGCCTCCACGCAGACGTTCGAGCAGCCCGGCCGCAAGTCCAAGTCCCTGACGGTCACCTACGTCCACAACCCGGACGACGCGACGAACAACGAGGCGTACCTGACCCTCACGGAGGGCGTGGCGGGGTACATCGTCACCCGCTACGGGGTGCCCCGTGCGCAGGCATACGCGGCCAGCGACATCGTCGACGTGTGGCCGATCACCGCTGGTGAGCCGATGAAGAACTGGAACGGCGCCAACTCGGTGCACACCGTGACGCAGCGGCTGTTCGTCACCGGCGACGTCGTCATCGACGCGGTGGTCGCGTGAGCGACGTCGACGCGATCCTGACCGGGGCGCGACTGCCCGAGGACCGGGTGCCGGTGTGCACCCGCGGCGACCTCGTCGCCGAGTGGAAGCGCCTCGCCCAGGAGCTGACGGAGGCAAAGGCCCGGGACATCGCCGATCCGCGGTTGGCCGGTGGCGCGACTGCCGCGCTGGTAGAGCGTATGGAGGGCCTGCGCGGGCAGGTGGAGGCGTCGACGGTCGAGTTCCGGTTGCGGGCGCTGCCGCGCAAGCGGTGGTCGGAGCTGGCCGACGCGCACCCGCCCCGCAAGGAGGCCGGCGGCGCCGTGCACCCGGACGACCAGGCGCTGGGCGTCAACCGGGAGACCTTCCTGCCCGCGCTGGTGCGCGCCAGCACGGTGGAACCGAAGCTGCGCGACGAGACGTGGCAGGCGCTGCTCGACGCCGAGGGCGAGCTGCTCGGTGAGCAGCAGTGGCGGCGGCTGTGGCGGGCCTGCTGGAACCTCAACATGACCGAGGTGGACGTCCCTTTCTCCGTCGCCGGATTGCTGACGACGCCGGGTTCCGGCAGCGAATCCGGCTCGCCCGAACCCTCGGCGTAGCGCCACGCCGGCTGGAGGGCTGGGAGCCGTCCACCGTCTACGAGTACGACGAGCAGGGCCGCCTGGTGCGGTCGACACCGGAGCCGGAGTGGACCGACCACGAGGTGGCTCTGCTCGTCGCACTGGAGGAGTACGAGGCCGGGCTGTGCCGGCGGTGCGGCACCGCGCTCGAGGAGTCCACGGACCCGGCACATGACTTCAACAACCCCCTCGCCCGGGCGGTGTATCTCCCGGCGCCGGGTACCCCGGCGCAGTGCCACTGCTGTGCCGCCCTGGAGCGTTCTGAGCAGCAGACCAACGCGCTGAACCCGCAGCATCCAGGGGCGCTGCACCATGCCGTCCAGCTCGTGCCGAGGAGGTGACTCGTGGCCCGCACCGTCAAGGTCGGCTTGGACGTCGATGAGGGGCCCTTCGTCCGCGGCATGGGCCGAGCGGCCGGCGCGGCGGAGACGCTCGACGACGCCCTCGACGACGTCGCTGACTCCGCCAGGGACACCACGGCCAGCACCGAGCGGGCGAAGGACTCGGCCGAGGATCTCGGCGATTCGGCGAAGGACGCCGGCCAGGACCTGGCGAGACTCCGGGCGGACGCTGAGCGCCTGGACCGGCAGATCGACGAGACCGCGTCGAGCATCCGCGACCTGGCACGGGCCATCGCGGCGACGTCCGACGAGGCGGCCCGGGCGGACCTGTCCAAGAAGCTGTCCGTCGAGCAGGGCAAGTTGCGGGAACGCGTGACCCTGCGCAAGCTCGTCGACGTCGATTCCGCCAACGACATGGGCGCCGAGCTGGCCGGGAAGGTGTCGGTCAGCTTCGCGGCCCGGCTGGGTCCGATGCTGGCGCGGGCGCCGATGGCCGGCATGAACCCGGCCGTCGCCGCGATCGGTGCCCCGCTCGTGGCCGGGCTCGTGACGCTGCTGGGCACCGCGGTGGGCGGCGCGATCATCGGTGGCGTCGGCATCGGTGGCGTGATCGGCGGCGTCAAGCTCGCCGCGAAGGACCCCGCGGTGAAGGCGGCCGGCACAGAGCTGGGCGCGAACCTGTCGGCGCTGATGGGTAGGGCCTCGTCGGCGTTCGTGCCGGAGACCCTGAAGGCGATCGACACAATCGGCGACCGGATGCTGAAGCTGGAGCCCGCCTTCAACCGGGCCTTCACGTCCGCATCCCGGCACCTGGATCCGCTGCTCGACGGGCTGCTCGACGCGGCCGAGAACGCGATGCCGGGTGTCATCGACGCCATCGACGCGGCCGGCCCGGTCATCGAGGCGGTCGCTGAGGGCGCTCGGGGCTTGGGCGACGCCATCGGCGACGGGCTGTCGCAGCTCGCGCCGCACGCAGACGAGGCATCCCGCGCCCTCTCCACGCTGTTCTTCCTGATGGAGGGCGGCGTCCGGTCGGCGTTTGCGCTGGTGGACGGCATGTCCCGGCTGTACAAGGTCGCGGAGATCGTCGGCGCGTTGATGTCCGGCGACATCACCCGGTTCTGGGCGTTGGCCACCGCGCAGGACGGGGCGAAATCGTCGTCGGTCGACCTGTCGGGTGTGATTGGCGAGTTGGGCGGCAAGATTCGCGGCACCGGCCAGGAGACGATCACGGCGGCGGACGCCGCGCGGGAGATGAAATCCGCCTTCGACGAGTTGTTCGGCGGGGCGATGGGCTACGACCGTGCAGTCATCGCCTACAAGGACGGCGTCAAGGACCTCAACAAGGAGCTCCGCGACGGCAAGCGGTCGCTGGACGAGAACACCGCCGCCGGCCGGACGAACCGCACGGCGGTGCTCGACCAGATCGGCCGGATCAAAGAGCTGCGTGACGCCCGCATTGAGCAGGGCGAGTCGATCGACGTCGTCAACGGCAAGTACCAGGCGGAGATCGGGAAGATCCGGGCGAAGCTCAAGGAACTCGGCTACGAGCAGTCCGAGATCGACGAGCTGATCGGCAAGTACGAGGCGATTCCGGGCCGAGTCTCGACGAAGGTGTCGGCCGAGACGGCGCAGGCCGAGCGGAACCTTGCCCAGGTGCGCAGCCTCATCGCGCAGATCCGCTCGAAGCGGGTCGTCATCACCACCCAGCACAACCAGGTCGTGACCCGGTCTGAGGGCCGCAACGTGCCGATCGGCGATGGGGTGGGTGGCCGGCGGTGGGGTGGCATCGTCGAGCACGCCCAGTGGGGAACGCTGCGGGAGGCGCAGATCGCCGCCCCCGTGTCGCCGGCCCGGTACGCGTGGGCGGAGCCCGCCACCGGTGGGGAGGCGTTCATCCCCCGCTACGGCGACCGCCGCCGCTCACTGGACATCCTCGACCGGGCCGCCGCCTGGTACGGCATGGGCATTACCGCGCGGGGCGCGTCCAGGGCCGCCGCCATGGGCACGACGAGCACGCAGGTGATCGAACACCGGCACGTGCTCGTCATCGAGGGCACTGGGGTCGTCAACGGGCTGCGTAAGGAGATCCGTCTCGGCGGGGGCAATGTCCAGGTCGTGCTCGGGCAGGGGGGTTAGGTGTCGCTTTCGCTGGACATCCGAGTGCAGATTGCGCCGGGCGCTGACCTGACGGCTGACCCGGCGACGTGGGTGTGGGAGGACATCACCGACTACGTCCGACCAGGCATCAACATTACCGGCCGGGGGCGCAGCAGCGAGTCAACAACGGCACAGCCGTCGTCGACCGCGTTGACGCTGAGGGACCCGGACGGGCAGTGGCTGCCGCACAACCGGGCGAGCGTCCGTTGGCCGGGCTGGCGGAAGGGCTGCCCGCTGCGGGTGCAGGTGAATAGGGGCGGGGTGTGGAAGACCCGCCACACGGGCTACGTGGACGACCGGGTGCCGCGGCTGACGTCCGACCGCGCGGTGGACACGTACGAGGTGGATGTGACGGCGTCGGGGATCCTGCGTCGCCTCAACCAGGGTGTGGCGGTACGCAGCCCCCTGTACCGGTGTCTTACCGGTGGGGATCCTGATGCCTACCTGCCGCTGGAGGATGGGTCGGGCGCGGACCGGCCAGCGGCGCACGCCCCAACGCAGGGGCCGGCAACGGGCGCGGACGTCGAGTTCGGGGCGTCGGCGGGCAACCTTCCGGGCGCGTCGTCCGTCGCTCGGCTGACGACGTCGACCGGGTGGATCCGGATGACGGTGCCGCTGGTTGACCGCCCCAGCATCGGTACTCCCGTGTTAAGCGTCTTGTTCTACGTCACGTCGCCGTCGCTGTCGGCGGAGGCGGATCTGGCGACGGTGGTGGTCGACGGCGCTGCTCTGTCCCGGCTGGTGGTGCGGGCGTCCAGCAGTGGGCTGCGCGTGACCGCGTACAACCCGTCGGGTGCGTCGGTGTCCACGACGTTCCAGGGTTGGACTGCGGACGCGAACCCCACCACCGGGTGGGTCGGTGTGTCTCTGGCGGTGTGGCAGCCGGCCGCGTCGGCGGTGTTCACGGTCAGGATTCACGGTGCTGGCTCGCGGACGCTGCACGCGGCGACGTCGCCGTCGTTCAGCGCCGCAGGCGGTCTGGGACGAATCACCGACGTGACCTTGTGGTCGGCTGGGGTGGCTGGTACCACTGTGGCGCACCTGTGGGCGAAGAACGCGTTCGCGCAGCCGCCCGACTCGTCGTGGGCAGCCGCCGGGTACAGCGGAGAAGACGCCGCTGCGCGGTTCGAGCGTCTGTGCGACGAGGCATCCGTGCCGTACGTTCCGGCCGGGACGGCCGGAACGTTGATGGGGGCGCAGACCGCCAGCGACCTGATGGCGCTGCTGCGGGAGGTGGAAACCACCGACGGCGGGCTGCTGTACGAGGCTCTCGACGGGCGTCTTGCGTATCTGCCGCGGCAGGCGCGGTACAACCTGCCCGTCGGCTTGGCGTTGACGTACGAGCAGTTGGCGCCGCCGCTGCGGCCGGCTGATGACGACCGGAACACCCGCAACGACATCACCGTGACGAGGGCGGGTGGGTCGGCAGCGCGGGTGTCTGACGAGGAACATGTCGCTGAGCACGGACGCTACGAGGGGTCCGTGACAGTCAGCTTGGACAGCGACGCCAGCCTACCCAACCACGCCGCGTGGCGAGTGCACATGGGCACGTTGGATGCGCTGCGGCACCCCCTGGTGACCCTGAATCTCGGCGGGGGGGCCGCTGCGGCGGTGGACGCTTGGCTGGCCTGCGATATCGGGTCGCGGCTCACCATCGCTGGCGCGCCGCCGCAGGTGGCGGCGGGTCTGATTGACCAGCAGATTGAGGGCTACAGCGAGACGATCGACCGGTTCTCGTGGGCGGTGCAGCTGAACGTGGCACCGAACGCGCCGTGGCAGGTGGCCGAGGTCGATGGAGAGCAGCGCGTAGCAGCCGACGGGACCGCGCTCGCCACCGACCTCACCGAGGCGGGCCTGGTGCTGGCCCTCACCCACACCCCCGCCACCCAGTCATGGACGACCGACCCAGCGCACTACCCGCTGAACGTGCGTGTCGGCGGAGAGCAGATCCGCGCCGACGCCCCGGGCAACGTCCTCAACCCGAACCCGTGGTTCGTTGCCGGCGTGGTCGGGTACGTCGGCGCGGCCAGCACGATCGCGTGGACGGCGTCGGGCCGGCCCGGCACCCCGCACGGGGCGGCACGGATCACGCCTGACGGCGTGTCGGCGGTGGGACAGATGGCGTCGCTGCCAGTGCCGGTGAGCGCGTCGACTAGCTACCGCCTGACGATGTGGGCCCACGCCGATGTGGCGGCCGTGCAGGTGTCCATCGCGGCCGACTGGCAGACCGGCGCGGGCGTCCCGATCTCGTCCAGCTTCGGCGTGGTGACGACGCTGACGCCGGGGGCGTGGACGCCGATCACCGTCACGTTCGTCTCGCCCGCCACCGCCGGCCTGGTGGTCATGCGCGCCCGACACCAGGGCACCCCGGCGGCCACGTCGACGTGGCGAGTCGCCGGATTCACGCTCGCGCCCGAGTCGACGGTGACGGGCGTCGGCGCGTTCCAACGGCTGTCACTCGCGCCAGGCGGCCGAGGCCTCAACGGCGTCCAGCGATTGTGGCCGGCTGGCACCGAGGCCAACGTGTGGCTGCCGGCAATCGTCGCTCTGTGAAGGAGACCCTGTGCCCATCGATTTTCCGCCCGGCTCGCCCATCACCCCCGTACTGCTCGCCCGGCTGGTGCCGGTCTGGGCCCGGAAAACCCTGGACCAGACGGTGACGAACTCGGCGACGCTGGTCAACGACACCGTGCTCGCCGTCGACGTGGTCGCCGGAGCGGAGTACGACATCGAGGCGAAGATCTTCTATGAGGCGCCGACCGCGAACGACTTCAAGTTCGCGCTGACCTGGCCCTCAGGGTCGGCATGCCCGTGGGGCGTGATCATGCTGGTCAACTCGGCGGCCGGCACCTCCGGCGACCTCGCCCCGTTCGTCTTCGGCAATCCAGTGCCCGGTGACTTCTTCGTCGCAGGTGGCGGCGGGGTCGGCCAGCAACTGCTTGTGCTGGTCAAGGGAACGCTGGTCGTCGGCGCGACCGCAGGGAAGCTCCAGTTCCAGTTCGCTCAAAGCCTTGCCGGCGCTGGCACGTCGGCGATCTGCAAGGCGGGCTCCACGCTGATGCTGCGGCGCACGCTGTAGCGGGGGAGGGATTGTCGATGTTCGTCACGCAGAGGATCCAGGCATACCAGTACGACGGCACGAACGCGGCGGAGATCGCCGCGGCGATGGGGTCATACGAGTACGAGGAGGTGGACGGCAACCTGATGCTGCGGGATCCGTGGCATCGGCTGGTAACAGTGACTCCGACCGACTGGTGCTGCTACGGGGCGGTATATCCGGACCGGGCCGCGTTGGAGCAGGTGTGGTACGTGCTGCCCGACCCGGCCCCAGAGGCTCCGTCGGAGCCGACGCCGTGACCCGCGCCCCCGAGAACCTGCTGGCAGCGCGGCGGCTGCTGCTCGACCACCTCGGCCCGGACGCCCGCCCGCGCCAGGGTGTGACGATCCTCGACCCGCTCGGCGACCCTGTGTGGGAGATCGGCATCGTCGCCGACTCCGCCCACCGGGGCGGCTACCACACCGGCTCCGACCGCGTCGTGACCCGCGACTACTCGGTCATCGAGTCCCCGCGGGACCGGGCCGGCCTGACCCTCGACGCGTCCGCGCTCGACGTCGGCAAGTTCAAGGTCCGCACCCCCAAGGGCACGTTCGACCTGCGGCACTACTCGCGGTGGCTGGTGCAGCAGTGCGAGGCCGGCACCGAGGACACCCGCCACATCCGCGAGGTCATCTACTCGCCCGACGGGAAGGTCGTGCGGCGGTGGGACCGGCTGCGTCGGCGCTCCAGCGGCGACAGCTCGCACCTCGGGCACACGCACGAGAGCTACCACCGCGACGCCACCAAGGCGGGCGCGGACGTCACGGCGGTCAAGCGCCGCTACCTCATCCACATCGGCGTCCTGTCGGCGCCGCAGACCGCACCGCAGGAGGACGACATGCCGCTGACCGAGGCCGACGCGAACATGGTGTGGGCGGCGAAGGCCGCCGAGTACGTCGACGAGCGCGGCGACGGCAAGCGAGACACCCGCACCGTCAAGGACGTGCTGTTCGCCTCGCACGCCATGCTGGTGGCCCTGACCAAGCCCGGCGACCTGGCCCGCGCCATCGCAGCCGAGCTGCCGCCGGGGGCGCCGGTGGACGACAGCCAACTGGAGCGGGTGTTCCGGCGGGTCCTCGGCTCGGTCGCCGACGACCAGCAGGGGTAGCCGGGTGGCGACCATCGTCGTCACCGGCCGACACCGCCCCCACGAGGTGATGTTCCTGGTCGTGTCCGCGCTCCTCGGCACCGGGTTCGTCTCCGGCGTGAAACCCCCCAGCAGCCTGGAGCAGCTCGTCGAGCCATGGGTCCTGTGGACCTGGTACCTGCTGCTGCTCAGCTCCGGTGTGATCGGGCTGGTCAGCATCGTCCTGCCAGACACCTACCGGGCGCTCGTGCTGGAACTCGCGGCGATGCAAGGGCAGGCCGCCGCGCCGCTGCTGTACGGGGTGGCGCTGCTGTCGACCGGCAGCGCCGCCGTGGCGTTCGCGGTGGCGTTCTGCCTGAGCTGGACAGGCGCGTCGGCGTGGCGAGGGTGGCAGGTGTGGACGGGCATGCGAGCGCTGCGGCAGGCGGGGGTCGAGTGATGGGGAACATGTGGGCGCTCGCTGCGGCGGCCGTCGGCGGCGGGGGGCTGGCGGGAGTCGTGACGACGCTCATCTCGGCGATGGTCTCCCGGCCGAAGACCAGGGCGGACGCGGTCGCGCTGCTCACGGACTCGGCTTTGCAGCAGGTCAACGAGCTGCAAGAGCGCACCAAGGAGGCGGAGGAGGAGGCGAAGGCGGCCCGCGACGAGTTGGTGCAGACCCGCAGGCACATGCGCGAGCAGATGCGGGAGCTGAACGAGGAGATCGACGCCGCGGTGGCGACGCTGCGGACGTGGCGGGCGGCGATCCTCAACCCGGCCGTCGACCTGGACCAGCTGCGGCTCATGGTCCGGGATCCGGGCGGCACCATCAACGGCCGCCACCTGTGACTCAGTACCCGTCGGGTTGGCGGATGCGCCACTTCCCGTCGGCCTCACCCTGCGCGTAGATCCGCGCCAGCTCCGCCCGGGCGGACGCCTCGTCGGGGTGCAGCACCGTCTGCGTCGGCCCTGACGCCGGATCGTTCAGGCGAATTTCCCAGCCGCCGTCGCGGTGCTCGAACAGCCGCACCAGGGCGAGCGGTGCCCACGGGTCGTCGGGCCCGTACAGCCAGCCGTGCTCACGCAACTGCGGCATCCCAGCCATGACCACACACCCTAGGAGATCCTGTGAAGCTGTTCGGACGGGAACCCGCGCTCATCATCGGCGCCATCGGCTCCCTGCTCACCGTGCTGGCCAGCCTCAACGTGCCCGGCATCGACGCCGGCGCCGCCGCGGCCATCACCGCGTTCCTCGCCGCCGGCATCATCGCGGCCACCACCCGGCCCGTCGCCCCGGCCCTGTTCACCGGTGTCGTCGCCGCCGGCGCCGCCCTGGTCGCCGAGTACGGCATGAACGTCCCCGACGGCGTGACCGGCGCGATCAGTGCCGCGGTGCTGGCCGGGTTCGCCCTGTTCGGGATCCGCCCGCAGGTGACGCCGTCCACCGGGCCGGTCACCACCGACGGCATGTAGCACCACCTGCAACGACAGCGCCCCCTCTCTGCTGCCCGGTTCGGGCCGGCAGGGAGGGGGCGCTTTGTCGTGTCTGGGGTCTACCAGGGGCCGTCGCCGAACTCGTCCGCGCACGCCTGCGCCACCTTCAGCACAGCCCGGTCGAGAGCGAGGTTCGCGTCAGCGCCCGGTTCCGCGACGGCACCGTTCGCCGCGCTGATGAGGTCGATGCCGGCCTGCTTGATGCCAGGCACCGACGACTCTGCGGCCAGGGCCCCGGCATCGCGGTAGGCGGTCGGGTCGGTCTTGCCGTTGAGGGCGTCGACGGCCCGGCAGCCACGCTTGGCGTCCACGGTCGGGCTGGGGGCGGCGCTGGTCGCGGCAGGGGCGCTCGGCGACGGGGCGGCAGCCGGCTCAGGGTCACTACCGCAGCCGGCCAGCACGGCGGCGGCCAGCAGCAGGGCGGCGGGGAAGTGGAGGGTACGGCGCATCCGGGCACCGTACCGGGCAGCGTCCACACGAGAGCCCCACCGTCGGGTAGCTGACGGTGGGGCCCGGGAGGTAAGCGGTTTCCGGGGTGCGGGTGGGACCCGGTTGCCCGGGCCCCTGGGCGGGTCAGGCCGCGTTGGCCAGGGCGTCGATCTCGGCCTGCTCGATCTCGTATCGGTGGCACCGGATGCAGGCCTCGTACTTCCCGCCGTTCGGGTGGGGGCGGACGATCGCGCCGGGTCCGCCGCAGCACTCGCAGCCCTCGGGGGCCTGCTCGCCGATCTCCCGCTCCGTCATGTCCGTCTCCCTCGCTCGCCCTGCCTGTGCCCAAAGTCTAGCGCGCTATAGAGCCTTACGTCAAGCGCGCTATACAGAAATCCCTAGCGCGCTTGACAGCATGTGTAGCGCGCTATACGGTTGGTCTCATCAGGGAAGACGAACCCAGGGAGCGCCAATGAGCACCATCGACGACCTCGCCCAGAAGATCCGCAACGCCCACGGCATCGACACCCTCACCGCCGCCCGCGACGTGGTCACCGTCCACGTCGACCAGATCGCCGACGACCCCGACCTGTGGAACACCGACGCCCAGACCCTCACCCCGGCCGGCGTCGAGGTGATCACCCGGGCGGTCGCCGAGTCGTACGGCATCGGCGCGGTCGCCACCGCCGCCGCCAACCTGCTCGTCCAGATCGAAGAGACCGCCGCCGCAATCACCGCCACCGAGAAGCGCCTCGCCGAGCAGGTCGCCGAGCGCGATGAGCTGATCCGCGCGGCGCTGCGGACCGAGCTGCGCCGCGCCGACATCGCCGCCGCCGCGGGAGTCAAGGAGGCCCGGCTCTACCAGATCCGCGACGGCCGCCGCTGAACAACCACACGACAGCGCCCCCGTCCAGCCTTCGGGCCGGGCGGGGGCGCTTTCGTACGTCAGGGGTCAGGCGCCAGGCTGTTCGGGCAGGTGGCGGTACACCGTAGATCGGGCCCGGCCCGCCTTCTCGGCGAGGTGCGCGGGTGGCACGTCCACCTTGTGGGCGGCCCTGACCGCCTCCCAGAGCAGCTCGTCGGCTTCGTCGGCTCGCTTGGCTGCGCGCTCGACGGCGGTGATCGCTCGCCGCTGCTCTTCGGTCTGAGGGGTCCATCTGGGTCTCGCCACGCGCATGATCCTAGCCCTTTCTGTCCGACTGTCGGTCACCTCTTGCTCCCTTCCCGATGACGCTGTTAGTGTTGCATCATCGGACAGTAACCCACAAGGCTGGGAGGCAACGAGATGGGCAAGGGCATCAACTTCGACACGGCGGAACACGCGCGTCGCATGGCCGAGGAACTGCGCAAGGAGGCAGCGCGGGTCGCCGAGAACAGGGCGCGAGACGAGCGCCGGATCCGGGACGAGGAGCGCATGCAGCGCGAGCGCAGGCGCTGACCACCACGTAAGCGGCACCCGGCCGAGCGACGCAACCGCTGGCCGGGTGCCTTGACCAGGAAACGGAGTCCTGACCCATGAACATCATCCGCGATAAGGCTGCCCCCGCGCAGCCCACCACCGCGTTCCTGCTGGAGGAGCGCCACACCACCGCCACCGGCGTCGAGCGGCGCGTGTCCGTCGAGCCGGCCGGCAACAACCGCCACCAGGCGTGGCAGGTCCTCGCGTTCCGGGTCGCGCAGAACCCGGCCATGTACGCCCCGCACACCGGTATCCGCCTCGTCCTGGTTGGCGGTGACCGGTGATGGCGTTCGTCGACAAGCTGGTGAAGCGCACTGTCCTCGTGTGTGCCGCCCTCGCCGCCATGGCGTTCATGTCGAACCACCAGGAGCAGCCGTGCACCGGCCACCAGGTCGGCGCCGGCGGCATGTGCGTCTCCACGCAGGTCGGGGGTGTGCTGTGAACCACGTCCTCCTGATCCTCACGGGCGGGACCGGCATCCCGCTGCTGGTGTTCGCGGTGGCACGCCGCCTGGTGCACCGTCACGGCGACCAGGCCGCCGCCGATGAGTACCTGGCCAACTTCCGCAAGGAGCGGGCCGCTGAGCGGGCCGCGCTGGCGCGACGTGACGCCGAGCTGCTCGCCACTGCCGCTGAGCGGATGCGACCGACGCAGCAGCAGTGGCTGGAGCAGCGTCTCCGCCCGAACGCCCCGAAGGAGCTGACCCGATGACCCCGCGCATCAAGGCCCTCAACCTCGCCCAGAACGGCATCCTGTGGGGCCTGCCGATCGCCCTGACCGGGCTCGCCGTCGCCTGGACCCTCGTGGCCGTCGGCGGGCTGCTCGACACGCAGGCACCCACGTGGGTGGCCTACAGCGCCGCCGCACTGTTCGACCTCGTGTGGGTGTCGGCGATGCTGCACGAGCGGGCGCACCGCCGGTCAGCGTCCGCCTCTCGCGCCCCCGCGATCCTCGGCTGGCTGCTGCTGGCCGTGTCCGTGGCGGCCGTGCTCGTTCACGGCCTCGCCGCCACGACCATCCCCATCGCCATCATCGGCGCGGTCATCCCCGTGCTCGGCAAGCTGACCCTGCAAATGGCCCTGTCGACCGCCGCTGTGCGGATCACCGCCGACGCGCAGCGGAAGGTCGACGTGGTCCGTTCCCGCGGCCGGGACGCCGTCGCCGTGGCCCGGGCCATCGACGAGGTGAAGGCGATCAGCGAGGCGGTCGGCGCGGAGCACACCGCCCGGGACTACCGCAGCCGTGTTCGGGCGCACGCCCAGGTCGACGACGCCCGGAAGACGTACGAGACGGCGCTGCGGGACCGTGCCGACGACGGCGCCCGGGGTGAGGCCGGTGAGTTGCCGAGCTTCGGATTGATCTCCGACGACGACATTCGGGCGCTGCTCGACACCATGACCGTTCCGGCCGTCACCGCAGGTGGCACGCCTGGCGGCACGGGCGGGGAGCGCCCGGAGGACGACTACGGCACGCCCGACGACAAGGCCCTGCAACTGCTTGCCGTCGAGGTGTACACCGCCGCCGAGGTCGACGAGAACCCGCCGAGCCTGCGGGAGTTCCGCCGCCGGATGCGCGAGGCACTGACCGCCCGCCGGTGGAAGGCCTCCACGGCGCTGGTCGACCAGCTGTACCGGCACGAGAAGGCGCTACGCACCCGTGGCTGACGCCGCCCTAGCCCACCTCGTGCGAGAGGAGCACTGACGTGGCCGACGACTGCCCCAACTGCGCGAACCTGATGGCCGCCGTCGCGCGGCTGACCGGCGGCATCACCGGCACCATCGCCCTCATCCGCGCCCAGGACGACGAGCCCACCATGCCCCGCTACCAACTGCCCACCGTCATCGAGGGACGCCTACAGGCCGTCCTCGACACCGCTCACTGAGGAGACAGCCGTGAGCACCGACGTCACCCTGCCCGACCAGGAAATCCTGGACGCCGAAACCGTCGTCATCACCCCGCCCCGCCAAGGCGGCCCCGTCGACCCTCCCGACACGGTGTCTAAGACCTGGGCGACCATCACCAGCACCGACAACAACGGTCGTCGACCCATCCTGCCCGCGTGGATGCTGTCCAAGCAGCAGCGTGGTACGACGCTGCGGGCGATCGGCGGGAACGTCGGCTACACCGCTCTGTACCACGCCACCCGCAGCCCGAAGTACATCGCCAAGGTGGCGTGGTACGCCCCCAAGGGGTACTGGCGTGCCGGCAGAGCCCTGTTCTTCTTCCTGACCGGCGGGGAGCAGAACTGGAAGCTGCGCAACCACGCCGCCGACGCCAACGACGCCCTCACCTGGCAGAGCCTCAACCGGGTGCGGGCGAAGGAATCCAAGACGCACATCTGGCTGCTCATACCGGCTTTCGTCGTCCTGGCCGTCGCCCTCGCCGTGGCGTACCACCGCGGCGTCGTACCGGGCGTCGCGTGGTACGCCCTGCCGGTCGCGTTGACGCTGCTCGCTGCCTATTACGGCCAGCCGGCCGACAAGCCGATCCTCGACCGTGTGCAGCCCGGCACCCCGTTCCGCAAGCTCACCGCCGAGATCGCCCGGGCCTCACTGCTCGCCACCGGCTACGGCAAGGAGCCCGCCGACTTCCAGTTCCCGAAGGAGATCGCCCGCGAGGGTGACGGCTACCTCGCCATCATCGACCTCCCAGCCGGGGTCACCGCGGCGATGATGATGGAAAGGCGGGTGCAGGTCGCCGGGTCGCCGGCCCTGCGGATGCCGCTGGACCAGGTGTGGCTGAAGCCCGGCGCCCATGCCGGCCAACTGCACATGTGGGTCGGCGACAAGCCCGTCTCGCACATGAAGCAGCCGGCATGGCCGCTGCTCAAGAGCGGTCGGGCGGACATCTTCAAGCCGCTGCCGTTCGCCACCGACGAGCGCAACCACCCTCTGTCCGGGCTGATCATGTTCGTCTCCGTACTCATCGGCGCGATCCCCCGCATGGGCAAGACGTTCGTGCTGCGGCTGCTGATGCTCGCCGCCGCTCTCGACCCGCGCGTGGAAATCTGGGCTGCGGACCTCAAGGGCACCGGTGACCTGCGGATGTTCGAACGGATCTCCCGCAGGTACTTCGTCGGAGACGACGACGACGAGATCCTCGCGCTGCTCACCGCCCTGCGGGACCTGGTCGCGGAGATGCGCCGCCGGGCGAAGGTGCTGCGCAGCCTGCCGCCGGAGGTGTGCCCAGAGTCGAAGGTGACGCCCGAGCTGGCCGCCGACAAGTCGCTGGGGCTGCACCCGATCGTCGTCGGCATCGACGAGTGTCAGGTGATGTTCACCCACCCCGAGCACGGCAAGGAGTTCGACGCTCTGTGCACTGACCTGGCGAAACGTGGCCCGGCGCTCGGCATCATCCTGATGCTGGCCACCCAGCGGCCCGACGCCAAGAGCACCCCCACAGGCATCAGCGGCAACGTCGGCGCCCGGATCTGCTTGAAGGTCATGGGCCAGCAGGAGAACGACATGATCCTGGGCACGTCGATGTACAAAAACGGCTACCGGGCGACCCAGTTCACGATGGCCGACAAGGGCATGGGTATCTCGGTCGGGTTCTTCGACGAGCCCACCATCGTGCGGATCCACTACGTGGACGCGCCGACCGCGGAGCGGGTCATCGACCGGGCGCTCCAACTGCGCGGCGGCCGGGTTGTTGGCAAGTTCGACAAGCAGAAGGTCAAGGCCCGCGACATGCTCGCCGACGCGCGGGCGTGCATCCGCCCTGGCGAGTCCGGCATGCCGTGGGGTGTCCTCGCCGAGCGGCTCGCCGAGCTGGACCCGGAGTTCTACGCCGGCATCACCGCGGACATGGTGCGGGAGTCGCTGGCCCGCTACGACATCCAGACCCAGGACGTGAAGGTCAACGGCCGGAACCTCAAGGGCGTCCGCCGGACCGCCCTGGACGCCGCCGAGGAACACCGGCAGATCGCCGGGAGATAGGTCGCACGGCCGGTCGCGGCACCGAGTTCGGTCGCGGAGCCGCGACCGGCTACGCGACCGGCCTGACCTGCATAGACGCTAAAGAGTCGCGGTCGCGGCAACCCCGCTGCGACCCCCAAAAACAGCCTGTGGAGGCTCTCCGTGACCCCTTGGATCGCCGCGACCACCGTGCTGGCGGGCTACGCCCTGCTGTGTGCGGTGAGCCCGTTCGGCAAGTGCTCTGTCTGCAAGGGCAAGAAGTTCCGCAAGACCCTGATACGGAAGCGTCAGCGCCCTTGCCGACGCTGCAAGACGACCGGTCTGCGGCGCCGCTGGGGCCGCTCCCTGTACGCGTGGGCGAAGACCACATACAGGCCGCTGGCCGCACCGAAGCGTCGGGCAGGGAGCGCAGCGTGAGGGACGTGATCGGCAAGATGCCGTGGCAGGTGATGCTCGCCCTGGTCGCCCTTGCCGTGACCGCCTGCTACGGCGTCGACTGCTGGTGGCGGGAGTGGAAGCCCTGCTGGTGCTGCAAGGGCACCGCCAAGCACTACCGCAGCGACGGCAAGGTGTTCCGCGACTGCTGGGTGTGCCGCAGATCCCCGGGTCGCAAGCTGCGGATCGGCCGCAGGGTGTGGAACCGGTTCGCCCGGGTCCGTAACGCGGCCCGCTGACCGCCGGGATTGGGCTAGCTGGCTAGCCCACCGCCGTCCACTGTGTCGGGCCCTAGCCTGCCGGGGTGATCTACCCGGGGCGGGGCCCGTCCGGCTATCTGGAGCTGGCCGACCTGCTGCGCGCCCAGATCGTCTCCGGCGACATTCCACCCGGGCAGCGCCTACCGTCGGAGACGATGCTCGCGCAGACGTACGGGGTCGCAACCAAGACCGCCCGAGCAGCGCTTGCGCAACTTCGCAACGAGGGCCTTGCCGCCCACGTGCGGGGCTACGGTGTGGTCGTGCGGGAGCACGTCGAGCCGGAGCTGGTGACCATCGATCCGAGCGATGCGGTGTCGGCGCGGATGCCGTCGCCAGCCGAGCGGGACACGTACGACGTGCCCGAGGGTGTGCCGCTGATCGTGGTGAAGCACGCGGACGGTCTGATGGATCTGTACCCTGCTGACCGGTACGAGATTGTTTTCAGGAACCGCTGACCAGCCAGCACTGTTGATCACAGCCCGTATCGGCTTGCCTTGCAAGATTCTTCACATGCCGAAAAGGCCGGGCCGGCTAGGTACGACACATCGGACAGTCGATCACCAATCGGCCCGCGACACGCCGTAACCATCCGTGCCAAAACCGCACGTGTGTACGAAGATGGCTTCTCACATTGACCAAGGTCCACGGGATTCCCACCGGCAACATTTGCTGGTAGGAAAGCAACACGACAGTCCTGTCAAGGGGACCAGGCAATCACTCGGGGGGGGGTGAGCGCCATGACCGGCACCATCCGACGACTCATGCTCGGGGCAGCCCTCACCGGCGGCGCCATCCTCGGCGCGCTCACTCTCGACCAGGCCGCTCACGCCGCCGACAAGCCGCGCCCGACCGTCGAGCAGCCGGGGGGACTGCTCGACCACGTTGAGGGCGTGCACGACCGGATCCCCGGGCACCGCCTCGACCCGCGCCCCGACCGGCCGCGCAAGCCGCGGCAGCAGAGCGAGGAGCCGCGCCGCGACGAGGACCCCCGCGGCGACGAGGACGAAGCCCCGGCCCCGCCGCCGGAGCGCCCCGCCGAGCCGGACCCGAAGCCGGAGCCGCCTGCCGAGCCGGATGGGCAGGATGGTGAGCAGGGTGGTGAGCAGGAGCCCTCCACCGCACCCGAGCCCGACCGCGACGAGCCGCCCACCAACGAACGGCCGGCCACGCCTGCCGCCCCCATCGTCGAGGTGCCGCCGATCGA